CCGGCTATAATGTCAATTACTACTTTTTTACAAGGCATGTTATTACGTTGTAAGTGAGCGGAATGTACCCGTTCTTTGTTGTGAAAGGAATATATCGTTACCCCTAATTATACCCTCTACCATTACCCTGCTACTATTACTCCCCCCCATCTGCGATGCGCTTGCAATAATTGATTTCATCTGGTCGGGACGTACAATATGCTCTGTGCCGTGTAGCATTACAGGGTAACCGGATTGTGGGCCGGATACGGTGCCGCCTTGTGAGAAGCCGAGAAGTTTCTTAAATCCACCTAAGAATCCTTGCCCGAACGATAATCCTCCACCGCCCCCGAACGCCATCAAAATACCCTGGAAGATTGCTGCTTGAACTGCTGCCTTTGCAATATCAATAGCAACTTGCTTAAACATATTACCTAAAGCCTCACCTAAACCTGCCCCGTTTTGCATAGCAGTAAATAACCCGGTTACGCTATTCATTAAGGTATTTGTAAGTGCAGCCGCTTTTGATTCTCTTAATTGCTCTTCGTACTGCATTTGTTCCGAGTTCCTTATAGCAAGCGCATTGTTAAGCGTATTATTCGCAGTTACTTGTAATTGTAAGTTTTGTAAATCCTGTGAGCCTGTGTTACGTTGCGGGGCAAGTGGGATTGGTTTTGCCTTGCCTAAAAATAAAGTTTGAAAAGCATCGCTTGCATTAAACCTATCCAATATAGGTAGCAATGCCTTCATGTTGTTCATGTAGTTCTCAAAGTTTCCATCTATTTTACCGATACCACCCCCTTTTGCTTCGGGTGGAGGTTTTAATGGGTCAGTCGTATTATCTTGTATTAAGTTATTCAAATCATCAATAGATGATTGTACGTTTCTTGCTTCAAGTCCTAATTTAGATAAAGCCTTTTGGTAATCGGCTACTTTTGCGGCTGCTCCTTCTGCTTTGTCTGCGGTTTCCTGTGTACTTTCGGCAACCCCTCCGGCTGATGTATTTATTTTAGCGTATCCTTCAGAAGTGTCCTCTACTACCTTTTTTACACCTATGCCATATTCTTGATTTAACGCATTAATTTTCTCCTGTATCTTAAATAACTCCTTATACTTTTCAATCTTTACTTCCTCACCTGCTTGTGCCATTGCTTTCTTATTCAATGCACTTACTATTTTCAAATAATTATCTGCTGCTAATCCGGCTTTGATAGCCTCGGCATCCATATTGCTTAAATAGCTGCCGTATTTACTTTGCATCTGTTCTACTGCTGCATTCCTTGCCTTCATTGGCACATTTGCATTCGTTGCAGTAATGTATAAAGTGTCAAGTTCTGCCCTTTCCTTTGCTACATTTTCAATAAAAGATTCATTAACTTTATTGTAAAACGTAGTGGCATCTGATGCTAATTTTATCCCTCTTGTCCATGCCCCGAATCCAATCTGTGCAAATGTTAACGCAGTTACAATACCGCTAAACGCTAACCCTGCCGCACCCGCAGCCGGAAGTAATTGAGTAAGGTTATTCGCAATACCATTAAATCCATAAGGCAAATCCTGAATAACCCGTGATAGTCCTGTGAAGTTGGTACCGAGTTTAGCAGTTGCCCCACCCGCCTTACCGCTTGCCGAACTAATGCCATCCAACCCTGCAATAGTCTGATTAAACTTTGCAAGCGCATCCTTGTTATCGGCGGTGATTGTTATCCGGAGTTTCTCTTCTGCCATCTTATATTGCTTGACTAAGTTTCTTCATGTTCTCTATAAATTGTTCCTGCGTTAATCTCTCGCCCCGATCCGGTTGCTCATCCGTTGACAAAGGTAAGAACTCTCCTATATCTTTTCGCTTGCCGGATTCGGTGTTAGTGCAATAAATGATATACGCTATCATTCTTGTACGTTGCCATTCAGCTAACTGCTTCGCTTCGTAACCTTTCCTATAAAGCAAAAATTCTCGCCATGTAGCCCTCCAAAAACCTTCGATGGTCATTCCGGCTTCAATGGCGAGAACAAGTATCTCATCCCAAGTCTTTTCCCTTAACTTTTTTTTTCTTCCACAGGCTTTTCATCCGTTGGCACATCCGGAGTCATGCACTTAATAGTGTAGTGTATAAACTCATTCACCGCCTTACCATTCGCCCCACCCGCTTCATCTATGTACCTTGCAGCAGTCCTATCATCTATCACTTGCCCTGCGCTCTCACTTGCCGCCTGCACCATTGTTATAATATGCTTGAAGGAAAATACCTCACCGTTATACAGGCTTAACAACTTACTGATAGGAATATCCCCGTTCAGTTCGCAGTAGCGGTGCATCGCCCAAGTACCCCATTCCAATTTTACAACACCCCCCGAAGTTTGTAATTCGTATGGTGTCATAAATTAGTATGTTTTAGTTTGTGTCATTGGCGCACTTTGTACACCAAATTCTGCATCAAACTTCATCAAGTCTTTATCCTTTGCATCAAGTTTGATAGAGGTAACGAATATATTACCTGTGTAAACGATGTCGCCGGATACAGGTGATGCAGGGCCGAACTTAGCAGCAACTACTGCCTTGCTACCTACCAAAGAATACAAGCGCTCGTAGCTTTCTTTATCAATTGTACCCGTTTGGTCAATCGCATTACCGCTAACCGAAATGGTTTGCATAACGCTATCACCAGGCAATTGTTGGTCGCCACATTTAGAATCAGCATCAATGGCATCTCTTTTTACATCCATTGATACAGAAGTTAAACACGCAACAGGGAGAAACGTAGCGTTATTATCCCAGTCAATTTGCAGAATTATATCTCTGCCGTTTACGAAAGTGTATGCCATTTTATATTGTTTGAGTGATTACAAAGGTATAACGAATTATTACACGAAAAGTGTTCTCCGAAGGGTCTAAGTCCTCTAAGTTGTTGATGGATTCACATACCACGTTTTTACAATCCCAACCAATGGGAAGGGTTACCACCGTATCGGAATTTATACCGCCCACAACCAACTCTGCTATTTGTTCTGCCCTTTTGAATCCGAAATTGCTACCCTTAGTTACTATATCCACATTAGCCGATACCTCAAATTGGAAGCAGTCTTTACCCTCCCCCTGGTTGGCAGTTCGCGAACTGATAACAATATACTCCCCATCTGCATCCGTTGGGGTCATGCCATCGTACACATCAATGTAGGCGTATGCCTGTAAGCGGGCAACTAACCATTGTTTTATCGGTATGGCGGGGTTTTTCATTATCATTTGAACAATCTTCTTAGTCGGTTAATTAGTTTTGGCTTTTCTTCTTCGTAGGATGGAATAAGGAAAGGTTGTGGTCTAACCCCATTTTTGATAATACGCCATGCAATAGTCATAGCTGCATAGTTAACATCAGAACGCCTTGTACTTCTTCTGCCTGTGTATGTATTTTGTATTTGTGCAATATTTTTCTTCTTTACCCATCTTACAATCGAATCAAATAATTCCTTAAAAGTACCGCCCCCCTTACCCCTAAATTGTGCAGCAAAACCTTCATACCCAGGAGGTATATTTACTTTCGATCTTGTACCGAACTCAACATACGGAGCATACTTAACCGTAGCAACAACAGACTTATCCAACCCGCTTCTACCAGATGAAACAATAATACTCTGTCTTAGCTTCCCATCAAACCCCGGCGCACGCCTTTTGGCTGCCTTTTGTATATTTAATACAGATGTGCTTAACTCATCAACAATCCCCTTAGTAGCTGCCTTATCAAATCTACTTATGGCATCTTCTACCTGCTTAATCCCCGATATGTTAAGATTAAACCCTGCCATTATCTAAATATTGTTATTTCATAATATTCCTTCCTATTCTCAATATCCGTAATCGAATGGATTGTATAATCAAACCCATTAATCTGTATCTTATAGGTATTATCGAAAGTGAGGGGGTAGCGGACATAAATTCTTGCCGAATCGGTGAAAGTTACCTCCGCTGATAATAATTGTCGGTCTTGCCCGAGCGGTACATACATTCCCCATATCGTACTGCCTGCCGCATAGGTAACCGTAAATCCCCCCTCACTATCGGTTGTGGTAGTAGGCACCATTAATACCATCGGCTCGATGAGTAATTCAGCCGATAGAAATTTAGGGCTATTTCCTTTTATTCTCATAGGATTGGCGATGTTTTAGTGTACATCTGACAAGTTCTCCACGCCTTCTGGCATACGCCCATCGTTTCATCAAACGCCCCTCTATTCTCGTATAAGTGATTCACCTGGTCAAGTATTGCCGTTTTCAATGGGTTGGGTAGTGCGGTGAATCCAACATTATACACCGCCCGCATTTTGTCAATAGCAGGAAAGGTGATTACTGGATGCTTGCCCCCCATAATAGTCTTATCTGTAAGTTCGGTGCCTGTGGTTACATCATACAGGGTAATAGATGAAGTTATCGGCCCGTGTGGAAACTGAAACCATCCACCTTTATTGCAGAACCATACTTCGGCCTGCTTAGTGATAAGGGATAGCCCTGTGGCTTTCTCAATTATCATTC